CCAGGTTTGGCACCCTCTATATACTTTGCATCACCATCAGTTACCTGCGGTGATAGCTGTCCTAAGATTCTGACAAAAGGTAACGCCATATCGTCTTGCGTCATATTTTCAAAACCTTTGGATACGTCATCACCAAACAACGCTAGTGATGTGTCTTGTTTAGCTTTTATTTCATTAGCCATTATACATTCTCCATTAGTTATTTCCGGGTTATTTTAGTTTTGTCTTTAATCCAAGTACTAAAGACATCAGAAGGCATATCGAGCCCGGACTCGATACGCTCCCTGAATAGAGCAGTTAATGTAGCCCAAGCCACATCAGATTTCTGTTGTGGTTCAAACCCATTCTCTGCTGCAAGGTCCAGCAATTGCTGTGCCTTGTTATCTTCTCCCTTTCCAAAAGTAACAAAGACATTATTTTTAATAATATCTCCTAACCCTTGGTCACGAAGCCATTTATAGGCTTGCTCTCTTCTATCTTCATCTTTAGGAAGAGTGCACCTAAATTCTTTTTTAACAGATACCTTAGATCCATCAGCTAATTTAATTTCTGATAATCCTTGTTCTGCTAATAATTCTGGAATTACACGAGAGCCAATGTCATCGGCTTCCGCTTTTTTAGATTTGAGTTGCTCTTCTAAATTTGCAATCTCATCTTCTTTTTGTTTTAACTTTACACATTCCTGTGCAATTGTAGTTACCTCTACATTATCTAAAAGATCAGTTGAATCTTTTAGCATTTCATCTCTCACATTAAATTTAATGTTTTGTTTTACGCTCATTGTTATCCTTTCTGATACATATCCACTTCTAATGGGTAGTATCTATATTCACGTTTGTCCCATTTCAACATATTAAACTGTCCATTTGTTACTTCACTTACAGCTGCAGTTGATATCCCAATTATTACAGGATCTCCTACCGCAAGTAAATAATCTTCTTTGCGAAAGTCTTGTAAATTTTTTTTCATCTTCTGCACATAAGGAGCAGTAGAAAAAATTGCTTGGTCCCTATTAGGTAAGCAAATTACAAGGTAACCATAATCAGACGCACTTAATATATTTATGTTAGGCGCTGGTTGTTGAATCACATAAACAAATTTCTCCTTAGGGTTGCTTTTATGAAACTCTAAAAAGCTTGCTAAAGAATCTGGTTTATATAACTCAAATATTTTATTTTTCATTTCTTACTTCTTGACATCTTATATAATAGTGTTT